CGCAACCGACGACCTTACAAAAATGAGGATCGAACAAAACATAGGTCTAGACAACCTAAGAAAGCAAACCGTAGAGGATAAGCTGTTTGATATCCGAATGAAAGAAAAGAAATCGCAAACTGATCTAGCGATGCTGCAGCGTTACGAAGAGCAGTTGGCTGACGTCAATTCTCGTATTGCAATTCACGAACAGAAGCTGAAGTAATCACTTCTTGAATGCCACAAGGAGCATGTCAAGAGCAGCCTTGCGGCTATTATATTCCTCGTCGTCCATTTTTCCATCTGTCCACCACAAGGATTTATTGTGTGTTTCGTCTTCTGTATCCACACCCAAATGAGAACCCAAATTGACTGGTTTGCCGTTAAGCCAGCCGTGCATTCCGATGCCCGGTTCCTTTGATAGGCGTTCCCAAACCTTCTTACCACCTTCAGATTGTTCATTGCCGGATACAAGTATGATGTTCTTCTTTTTGATGATCCAAGCATAAAACTTGTGAGTGGGGATTGTGTTTTTGTTTGATGCTGCTACAGTGTCAACTTGCCAAGAATTTCGACCCTTAGATTTGACTCGCAATACAATCTTGACGTCATCTGAGGCATCGGTTAAGATGTACGTTGGACGGAGCCGTCCATAGCGGTCGTATTTTTCGCAGTAGACGTTGTGATTAAGGAAGTTCCCTAGTAACTCTCCATCGTACGAGTGCTCAATGTTCCGATCGAATTTTCCAGCGTCCCCAAATCTAACACCCTTTTTGATGTTGAGAGACTCAACCTCATCTAGCAACCAAAATTCCTTAAATCCCTGCATATGTGATACTCCTCAATTGGAGTATTTATCAAAAATCCTGGGCGAACGTCTTGTAGCGCATGATGTTCGCATAGGCATCCCGTTCCCACTTTCCTCTGGCGTAATCCGTGTGGTAAATGAATTCCCGGCAAGTGGTGAACTGAAGAAGGAAATCCGAAGATTTCCTGACGTTCTCCTTGGTCCATTCCAATCCGTTCTCCGTCAAGATGTGGCGTTGGTTCCAGAGAAACTTCTCAAACGGAGCAGCCAAAGAGCTGATGTCAGCGTCTAGGAGCATAGCCCGGTTTTCCAATTCGACCATTTTTTCAACGCGAATGTTTGTTGAATTTAGGTGCCAATTGATTGTGGTGCACTTGATCAACTCAACTGCCTCGTCGATGATGTCTCGGGTCTTTCTATCCGTGTATTCCCTAGTTGATAGGGCCAAAGCAGCAGCCGAGGCATTTTCGTTTGCATCGTGTTGTGCTCCTGGAACATATACAGCATCATGCCAGTACGCAGCCAGAACAACCGAATCCGGAGCCCAATGAGGCAGAGCGGAGACCACACTGTTGGCGTGTTCCCAGTTGTGATAGTCGCGTTGAATGACGTTGAAATCGTACCAGCGTTCTGCGGATAAGTGGAGTGATCGTAAGTTCATTTTTCCATTCCAGTCTTTATAGGTCATTTTCTCTGTTTGCCTCAGTGTCTGCATTAGCGCAATAAAAGTCATCGCAGAGAGACCCGGGGTCCTCTGGTCTGTCGTGGAAAGCGCAAAACCCTTTCCCAACATAAAATCCGCCCGCATCTGCGTTGAAAGCGTAATGCTTGCAAAAGTCGCAGCAGCTCCCGGATGGGCCTTCACAGTTGGAACAAAATTTCATCTCATCTCCAAAGAATCTAGATACCAAGTTGGGAACAACTCTCGATTGTTCCCAAGGAGGCGCTGGAAGTTGCTATCCAGAATGTACGTTGTGGCGTGATCCGTTAAGCCGCGGACTGCTCGACCAGATGCCTGCACGATACGAACAATCGCTTTGCGGGCGTACCACTTGGAAGACCTCGAGGCATTGAGAGCAATCCACGGAGATCCTAGGTACTCAAACGGAACCTTCGCGATGATTTGCCAACGTGCCAGATCCCCCTTAAAGTCATAGCCCTCTTCAACGCTAGGGCTGACGATGACATTCCCTTTACGCTTCAGATGATTCAGAATCTCTTCTCGATTGTTGGACACAAGCATCCTGGATGAGTATTCCGAATTGGCAACAATGTCCTTCGCTAGTGCAAAGGAGACGGTATGGATGATACCACATTCATCCGGGTGCCGCTTGATGATCTTATCCACAAAGGACGCCAGGCGATGGCGATCATAGTCTCCAGATACCTTGATGACATTAAGTCCATGGACAACTCGCTGAGACTTGTCGATAGGATTGGCTACCATGATGCACTCGGCTTCCGCTGGCTTGATACCCAGGTTCCTCATGTACTCAGAGTGGCCGCAAATCGTGGCTGACATATGAATAAACTGGTCTGCCTTCTCGTATAGACCTCGGTTCACTACTTGGTAAGCGTACACGGGTTGCAGGACAACCTTGGTCGCATACCCAAACTCATTAACAATCCATTCGCCACTACTATTCGCAAAGCTCAAGAGAGACTCGGAATATTGCTCCAACTCATCAATGGCAGTCGCAATAGAATCCTTGCGCGCTCCACCCTCTTTGAGTTTGGTGTCCAACTCTATGAGCTTTGCCTCGATGGCATTCGCTAGCTTTGACGCAATTTCTTGCATGTCCTTATCTGGAATAAGACTCTGTCCTGTGTTGTGCTCCATGAAGGCATTGATGAACGTCGTGAAAAGACCACCAAACGCCTTACCACAAACAGACTCCACGTGAGTCAAATCCGCCATATCTATCGTTAGCGTCGCATGATCAACGAGCTGCTCGTCTATTACATGGCACTCATCTATTACGAGCAAATTCGCGCGATTGTCGTCTTCTCCAATTAACGTCACAGGAGCCGTGATGTGAAATGCGGCATTGGTCAAACGGAGATCGGCTTCGTTTCTCCATCGCTCACGCGTCTTAAAATACGGGCAGGTGCTTGCCTTTGTGCACCCACCAGCACTTTGAAGCTGCTTGCATTTTGAGGAGTTGTATGGACCAACGTTATGGGGGCAGTTGTAATTGGAACGACCCATAAGAGATTGAATGGAGGTATCATCGTTTTGATACTGGTCCTGCAGTCCCTTTGTTGCGGTGATGATTGTGGTTCGATGAGATAGACTCATCTTTCGTAGAACACGATGTACAGTGGTTGCTATAGCGGACTTACCAATTCCGGTCGGAGCTTCCAAGATGACGTGTTTCTTTTTAGCCAGCAGCGCTCTGATCGTACGATCAATAGCCTCATACTGTCCTGGGTTGAATTCCGGAAACGGAAAGTTCTCTCGAATGAGTTGTTCAATATTGTGCATAATGTATTTTAACACAACCGCAAGGGCTGTGTCAATTAGACTTTGAAGCCGTCTAGATCCAAAGTTGCTCTACCCGGAGAGCGAGATACTGGGAGATCATCCAAATCATCAGTCTTTTTCGTCTGATGTTTGTTTGTGGGTTGGAACGTTGCCTGAGGCATAATTCCACTTTGAGCCGATGGCTCCAAGTTGTAGAGCTTCATCTTCGCTCGATTCATACCAACCACGAATCGCCTGTTGATACTAGGATCACCAAAACGATTCTTAAGCTGCTTGAACATCACTTGGAATAGCTCATCCAATTCCTCTGTCCTAATCATCGCCAAAATAATATCCGAGGACATAACGATACCCATAGACTCAGATGTATTGGTCAAGTCCACATCGCTGTTGCCAAAACCGGCTCTATTCAGCTGACCCGCAGAAACCACCGGACAGTTGTTTTCGATAGCAAGCGCTCGCAATTCTTCAGATACGCTCTTGAGAAGCGTATAGGAGTTGACGGATCCACCCATCTTGATTCTAGATGAAGCGCAAATGCCCAGATAATCCACATAAATGATATCGGGGGTGAAATTTTGTTTTACCTTCAGTTCCTCAATCAACCCGCGGAAATGCCCACAGTGAGCAGCCCCAGTCGGATATTCCTTGATGAACAACCTACCATGGGTCTTTGCCGCGATGTTGGAGATCTTGGTGGTAAAGGCATCCTTACCCATGTCCTTGATTTTGTTGATGTCAACGTTAAGGAGGTTAGCATCAATACGTTCAGCCAACCGTTCCTCCGCCAACTCCAATGTGATATAGAGGACGTTGAGACCCATGCGGAGATTAGCCGCAGCCATGTGAGCCATACCCAAGCTCTTACCACCACCAGACTCCGCCAAAAGGAGCGTTAGCGTCTTGCGACGCAATCCACCGTTGGTGATAGTGTTCAACATGTCAATGTCAAACGGGATACACTCATCTAAGCGATTGTAGAAATCAAACCGCAACTCGGCGTCGTCAATGTATGAGTGCCCCACCGCGGTATCAAATGATATGGACAGAGCATCTTGAAGAAGACCTGGGATTGCTTCCTTGTTATGGTTCTTGTCCTTACCATCCATGATAGTAAGAGATTGCATAATCGCATTAAAGACAGCGCGATCCTTACAGAACTTCTCGGTCTTCTCGAGAAGCCAATCCAACTTACGTTTCTCGTTGGTGTACTCAGTAACTCGAGAAATTGCGGTAGACAAATCCTGATCTGTGATTCCCATGCGCCCAGACAACTGCACACGAATTACATCTGGCGTAGGTGGTGTGTTGAATCTCAGGAAGAACCCCGAGATTTCATCAAACAGGATACCATCAACTCGCTCTTGAAAATACTCCTGCTTAACGTGAGGCGTGACTTTCCTAGCAAATTCCTCATCGTACATCAATGAGGAAATGATGAGGTCTTCAATCCGCATCGGCTACGCCCCCGCTATAGACAACAGAGCGTTCTTTAAGTTGTTCTTCCAACATCTCAATCAGTCGATCTCCGATGAAGGTCTCAAACTCGCTCTTATCCTCTGTTGGGATTGCTCCGCTCATGACGTCATATGAGAAGTGCATTTGAGCATCGTCGTTTTCCTCGGTGATGGAGACACCACCAAACTTGTAGACGATCCCCTTAAATTTCCCACCCAAGATTTCGATGTGGTATGAATGCGGATCTGAATCTGGAACCGAAGGTTCCACGACAGCAATCAGCTTACTCATCTTGATCTCCAATCATTGCGTTAATGGAATCGTCCATGGCTTCATCGGACATAACCGACGAAGACGCCAGTTGATACTTGTCCTTAACGAAGTCGCGGAACATTTTGTCTTTCAAGATGGGCATCCAAAAGTCTGCAGAGTCGGTATCCTTTTCGCGCCAATTCTTTGCCTCAATCTCACCCGTTTCCTTGTTGACTCTTTGATACCACCCATTCTTGGGTTTGATCATATGCCCTGATTCAATCGCAAGGTCAAATAAGCCAGACCACTTGCTGACACCGCCATCAAAAGATACAGTGATAGGTATTTTAGATTTTTCTTTAACATATCTCGATTTTTCCACATTGATAATGAAGTTGTACCCAGTCAATTCGGTACCGTCTTTTTCTTGTTGTCTTCCGATAATGAAGATGTTGTCGCTTCCGTAGTAGCTTCCTGTTCCGCCACCAACGATGTCCTTCGGATAGAGACCAATTTCCTTGTACGTATGGTTAACCACGACCATAGGAATATCCTTGAGGTTCAAGTGTGGCGTAACCATGCGGAACAGAGACTTGAGCTGCTTTGCTCGCGTCATATCCGCGACAGACTTACCATCCAAAGCGTCGTCCACTTCCTTCTTGGATGCCAAGTTTCCGATGGAATCAATGACGACCATCAGTCGGTCCCCACGAGCAACACCCTCAAATTGAGTCATGATGTCAAACTTCAACTGCTCAATGTTAGTCAGAGGAGCATGAAGGACTCTTGCCATATCAATTCCGATGGACGTGAAGTAGGATTTTGGTGTTCCGAATTCCGAATCGTAAAACAATAGCACAGCTTCGGGATATCGATCCATATACGCCTTTGCCATGATCAGGCTAAATAACGTCTTGAAGTGCTTTGAGGGACCCGCCCACATCGTAAGACCCGGAACAAATCCACCACCCAGTTCCCCAGATAGAGCAACGTTCATGATGGGAATACTCATCTGAATCATGTCCTTTTTGTTGAAGAACTTTGAGTGAGAGAGAATGTCCGATTCCTTAATTGTAGAATTCTTGCGAAGTTTTTCTAGTAGTGCGCTCATGTGTTTTCCTTATCCAAAAAATGCGTCAAGTGAAGATACCTCTACGGCATGCCACCCAATCGCGTCCAAAATATTCTGCATCGAAGCAACCATCGTTTTGTCAAACTGTAGGTCTCTGTCGATGTATTGATCTAACCCCAACTCCTCGGGTAGATGTTCATCAGCGGGGAATCCGATGATGTTCTCATTAATCACGTTGGGCAGCTTGAGGTAAACATACCGAATTTTTGATCCAGATGGAATCAATGGATACGTTCCATCCAACCCTAATTTCTTCACGTGATGGTTGTATAGTAGCGCAGCTCTAACGTTCATCGGTGTACTGCCATCAGGGCGGCTATTATATATTGTAACAGGATTTGCGAAAGAATCAATGTTGTTTGCTCCACGTGGGAATGCAATTTGATCGACAGGAAGTTTGATGAAGTCTGCCCTGGAGTCCGCTAGGAATTTTTGTACCGTACTTTCGTCGGTGTCGAAAATCAGATCCAACGATCCCTTCAACTTTGTGCGCACCCACGCGGGTGTGGAGCTCTTCACAATATCCAATCCCATCACCTTGTACTTCGGCTTCGCATAGGTCACGCCCTCTGAGGAGTGAACTCGAACGATGTACTTCTTCTTGCTCACCCACAACGCCGTATCGCCCACGTTTTCCAGTTTGAAGTACAGCGTTTTCTTATAGGCGTTGGTCATCTTGGAGACCTTTTCCATGAGATGATCTACTTCGCGTTGAATGATATCCACAGCAATCTTCTCGAGAGCCTTAACAATTACAGCAGTTTCCTTACCAGCAAAATACTTGTCGACGACAGGACCCATCTCAAAGAACACCGAGTCCGTGTCGCAATAGACAACAAACTTTGTACCCTCTGGCATCTTGAATCGCTTGCAAAGAATGGCATCCAACTCCGCTTCGATGATCTTGAGAGCATACTGACCGAGAATCGTAATGGACTCTGCGATATTTGGATTGTAAAATCGGAATCCCTTGTTACCCAGAGCACCATAAGCGGAGTTCAAGAGAATTTTCAGAGCCTGCTGTTTGTTGTCCAACGCCGAAATTTTACTTGGGAGGGTCTTGTCTTTGTCGATCTCATACTGCTGTTTCAGCTGGAGCATCTCTTTCTTGACCGCCTTACGGGTAATCTTCAACCCCTCAAACAGTCTAGGAATGATTCCTTGGAAGTCCTTGCGGAACTTTGCTCCGATTGGAGACAGACACTCCATCTCTCCCGGAGTTGGAGAGACCCCCTTGAGCATCATTTCCAGTGAGCATTCCACCATACCCAGATACGTCTCGGGGCTCATATTAAGCATGATGGCATTGCTTGGATACAGAGATTCTGCGTCAATCGAAATGGGCCAGCGGATGAACCCAACCTTAGGGTCCTTCACATACGCACCCTCTATGCTCTCATGGGAATCGCCATCCTGATCTTTAAGGGGAATGACTTTGTTTTCCTTGAGAAGCGCATTGTGGATGATAGCATCCCATGTACGCACAGGACCAAAGACGTTGTCGAAATTGATCTTTGCGAGGAATGAGATTGTCATGGCCAGCTCCAGGAGCTTTAGCTTATCGTCGAGCTTCCCTACCAATTGGCAGTCGCGCGCGTTATACGGAACAAACTTTTCGTTCCACCCACGGCGAGCAAAGTCATTGAAGTTCTTGTACTCTGAGTGGTCCAGCTTATCTTCACCCAGTTCCTCCAATGAGATGTGCGACAGGGAATAGGACTCTTGCTTGACCATCGAGAACTTCCTATAGAGCTCCATGTAATCCAACACAGTAACTCCATAGATGATGACCTTGTACTGCTCCTTCCCACGAAACACCGACTTCTTAACATCGACGGTTTCCCACGGCGAAAGTTTGTTTGCCCACTCAACACCGAGAACTTTTACGATTCGGTTGTAGAGGAATAAGATGTCGAATCCATCCACGTTCCATCCGGTGCAAACCTCAACGCTCTTTTGGTTCCAGAAGAGAATGACTTGCTTTAGCATTCCAGCCTCATCACCACAATTCATGTACTTGGTGTCGGCTTTACCTGTGAAATCCCGATAACCAAACGAATAGACTTGACGGGTGTGTAGATCCTGAAGAGCAATCAGATTGATTGGAGCATCTGCATCCTCTGGGTGCGGGAATCCAGTGATTCTACCGTTCTCATCTTCAGGTAGAAACGTCTCAATGTCCAACACCCACGCGGAGATGCGCTTGATGTCAAAGTGAAGTTCCTCTGGATAGAATTCGTTGATGTACGCCAAGACGTAATCGGTTTGTCCGAAAACATGAAAGCCACCAACATCCTTATACTGCTTGATGTAGTCCCGGCAAGCAGACATTGTGCCGGGCTTTACCGCCTTGACGGTATCGCCATACAGAGTTTTGAGCCCACTCTCCGCGTTAGACGTGGTGTAAAGAGTGGGCTCATATTTGACTTTGTATTTGTTGGGACCTGTGTCCGTCTGTTCTCGGACACAAATATTGTTTCCTATTCTGCAGACGCTCGTATAAAATCTCATTCTTGCTTTCCGTAAATTAACATGGCTGCATCGTACGCAGAATCATGAACTGGATGGTGCTTAATGACCTTGCTGACGTCAAAGCCGACGCAGCGCGCCGGATCGACCTCAACGTATCCAGATGTGGTATGCGGGTATAGCAAGTCGATTGCTGTACGCACATCCCTGTAACTATTATACGGGAACACGGAGGGAAGCTCAAGTTGACTTGTCAGATCTTCAAGTGTTGTGGAGTCCATGAAACCGCGAATCCAACACTGTTCGTTACGGGACGCTCTGGTTTCGTTAATCCACGTTCCAGGATACCCAAACCAATTTCTACTTTGACATCCCGGGAGGTGGGCTTCATAGCAAAATCGCGAACCATAGGAGCTTGTTTCATCCACCAATCAACGGTGCGCTTCTCGACGTGTCTGTGAAGACGATCGACTTGATCCTTTACCTCAAATTTGATATAGATGCTCTTGCTAAGAATCTCTTCGTATGTGGTTGTGGGTTTGGAGGCATCCACGTACACGCATCCAACAGATAGGATCGCTGCGTTGGCTTTGGTGGAAATTGTTTCAATGTCTAAAAAGAAGGGCATAATAAACTTTCAATTGATTACGGAGAGTGCATCCCCTTAACACATTCTAGAACAAATGTGTGTGCTTGAGTCTCATCCACAAAAAATCGGATGATCAAATCTTTCGGCTCTTTTGCGTTAAACGCAAAGATCATGATGTTCTTGGAGTTGGTTATGGATAGCCGAAATACCCAATCCCCGATTTGTGTACCGGGGAACACCACAATCGCGGTGATTTTTTCCACGTCACTTGACCGCAGGATACTTTCTGTCCGACATCATCCGGAATTTTGGCTTTATCACCCAAAGTTTCTTTTCCTTAAACGGAACAATTTTGATGTTTGCTACGTTCGCATACGACAACCCAGATTTGTCGATGATGTGGCAAAGTCCCCACTGTTCCAAAAGTTGTGCGATAGTGTTTCTTCTGGCTAGATCATCATATGATAGGCTAGAGGGTTTCCCTTCTAACGCGAACATTTCCTTAAAGTGGAGGATGAAGTATCGCCCTCTCTTGTGAAGAATGTGACAGGAAGGATACAGGATATCCTCTGTTTTTGAGGCAATGCCAATCCTCGTCAACGTCTCTCTAATTTTCAAAAATGATTCTGGGTCTGGAAGGGTAATTTCCAGCATAATTTCTGGGGTCCAAGTTACTTCATAACTTCGGTCATTCTGTAGATTTTGCATTTCGTCCGCCCTTTGATAAGGTCTCCATTATATTGTCAATAACGGATTTATTTACCAAAGAAATATACTGCTCTGCGGTACGACGATTGATCTGGTAGTGATTGGAAATAGCCTCCACAACCTCAAGTTTTTCTGGCTTGTGCCATTTTGCAAACCTCTTCTTCTTCACAGTGATGGCATGTCTATAGAAATCATACTGCCAACGATTTGGGATGTGCGATCTCTGGTTCATTTCTTGAGCAAAGAGAACGGTGTCGTAGTGTTGGCTCAGTGCCTTGTTGACCATGTAGGGAGCATATTCCTTATCGGACATGGGCTCTTCCCATATACTCTTGGTCGAGGTACAGATGTTGTTTACATAGTCAAAGGGGTTGCTCATGAGTCTGAACCTTTGCGAAGATGATTTTACGGAGGTCTCCTTCGTCGACCTCACCTAGGATTTCAGCGGATGCCTCAGCCACAGTGCCTTGTATGATGAACGAACCATCTAGCATGTAGTAGAACCGATAGATATCGTCCCGAATGTGTTCCATGCTAACGTTGATGAGGGGATAGTCCAAGATACCCTCTGTTTGTGCGAGATACCAACCAAACTTAGATCCGCGAGCGTATCCAACAGAGTACCCAACAACAACGCTAATGAGCGTCACGATGAAGATGAACCAATCCATTTTATTTCCAAGCCACGTTGGCCATAAGTTCTGTCATAGCCGCAGCAACCACAATCTCGGGGTCTCCAACTCGGTTCTGGTAATCCGCAAGAATCAGAACCATCTGCGGAATGCTCTTGGGTTCAATCAGATCGCACGCATTATCGTAGATGTCGCGGAAGAGAGTAGATGCCTCAATGTCCGTGTTCTTTCCCACCCACTTTCTCATCTCAGGGAAGTTCTTTTCCTTGAGGAATCCAAACAACTCCGAGAAGCTTTCCTTGGATTGATTCACAAGGATGCCAGCGTCGATTGTGCCCGATGCAGAGTAACGTTGCAACTCATTCAGCGTACGGCGGAAGTCTGGGAAGTGCTTGTTGACAAGCTCCGCCACGACCTTTTTGTCATACGTCACGCCTTCTTTATCCAGGATGCCCAGAACGCGCTTGAAGAATTGCATCGCCAGTTTATTGCGATCCGCAGCCGAGACCTTGAAGTCAATCGAGGTTGTCCTGGACTGGATAGCATCAATGATTCGGTTCTTGTAGTTGCATGTGAAGAAGAACCGGACGTTCTTGAATTCCTCCACAATCCCGCGGAGCGACTCCATGGAGTTGCGAGACATACCATCAAACTCGTCAAACAAGACGAACTTCTGGTTCCCGCTGAATGATACTGTCGAGGAATACTGCATCACCTTGGTTCTAACCGTGTCAATACCAGATTCCAGAGATGCGTTAATGAAGAGGAGCTCCCCACCCATCTCGTTGACAATGGCGCGAGCCAGAGTCGTCTTTCCGGTACCCGCGGATCCACTCATAAGCAAATGGGGGATGTTGCCATCCGCCATAAGCTCCTTGATTTCCTTTTTCACTTTGTCGGGAATGATGCAATCATCCACCGTCTGCGGGCGCCATTTTTCCGCCCAAACCGCAGTTTCCAAACTCATAATATAGTCCTAGGTTGATCAGAATGTCGAGCTAGATTCCAGTGCCACAAATACCACCATGTCACCGACCTTCGCTGTCCACTTGGAGAGCTTCTTCGAGGAGATCTCAAGTTTGTAATCCTGCGGCATCAGCTTGAGGTTGTCAATTTTGAAGTTCGCTTGGAATGTCTCTGTGGTGGGACCAATCTCGAGCTCGTATGTGTTGTTGCTACTGTTCTTCAGATCAGAGACGCGGAGAACCATCGCTTTTCCATCACCAACAATTGAGAGGTCCGGGGAAGAAAGCACACCACCGGTCTTTTGTACAGCACCGAGCATTGCTGCTGTGATGTCCAATGTGATATCTGCAGCAGGAAGCTTCAGCGTCTTGTCTGGCGGCAGAAGGAGAACCGCCTTGTCTGCGTTGTAATACTTGATTGAGGTTCGCCCTTCTTTGATCGTTGCGACGGTGCTTGAGAACGTAATGTCCGGATCATCAAATAGGGAGAGAACACCCAAGAACTGATTCAGGTCATAGATGCCAAAATCCACCGTAAACACCTCAGGGACGCTCACGGAAACTAGGACGTTTCGATGGGGACTGATCGTTGAGAGTGTGCTGCCCTTTGCGAGCATGATGTTGGAGTTGATGCCAGCGAAGTTCTTAAGAATTGCTTGGGTTTCTTTGCTTAGTTTCATGATGTATCCTTGGGTCAAAAATGTTTGGGGTTAACTGTTAGTTTACACTGTCTTCGGAGGAAAGTCAATGTTATATGACATGATTTGGGTGTAATCCGGGGCCTGAGCCGCCGCAGAAAAAACAATCGGAAAATCATACTCTACACCGGTCCATTGCATGGACGCTGAGAGTGGAACTGCTTCGGGCGTATGGTTTTGGGGCTTCTGTGCCTTCGGTTCTAGAGGAACGCCGCTCATATCCGCATCCAAAATGAAGTAGAGACAACAAGCAGCATGCGCCAAGTGATGAGTACCAAACTCCGGATCATCTCTTTCCCCCTTGATGTAGGCGTTGATATGTCTAAGCATTGCGTCCATGTAACGCTGTTTCCCATCCTCAACGTACTTCCAGTTGTCCACAGCGTATTTCTTTGCGCCCATAGTTAGAACCTTGGCCATCTCTTCCAACGCATGTGGTGGAACCAAGGACATCATTGGTTTGCCACCGTCATACTTCCTACCCTCTTCTGCTTTGTTCATATACTCACTCCTATCTAATGTTAACGGACGAGAAATCACCAACTTTTGTGATCTCCGCCGACTTCTCAAAATGGTTCGCCAACTCAGTACCAGCAATCACGTGACTGATAACCCAAGCATGACAATCCAACCCTGTAATCAATTCCACAAATTTCTCTTTGGAGAAATCGTCCAATCCTCCGTCGATCTCATCCGCAACAATCAAATTGACTTTTGCGGAATTCTTCATGGATGCGATGTACCTAAACGACAAAAGTATAGCAAGATCGATTCTCTTTTTCTCTCCCTCGCTAAACGACGCATAACTGAATGCATCTCTTCCTCTGCTTTTGATGGTCTCTGTGAATGTCTCATCTAACTCAAAATTGACAAAGAAATCAAATTCCATCAGGTACTTGTTGATGAGCTTGTTTAGTATTGGGAGGTATTCTTTGACGATGGATGCTTTGATGCCCGTGTCCTTCAACAGAATGACACTAACTTCCTGAACAGCTTTCTCTTGGAGCAATTCCGCTTTAGTCTCCAGAAGCTTCAGAGCGTTCTGAGCTAGATCTTTAAGTTTGTTCTTTTCCGCCTTCACATCCACCGTAGAGCTCTCTGCGTGTTGTGCAATTTGGGTGTCGGTGTTTGTAATTTGGATTTCCAAAGAATTAACCTCACCCTTTTGCACGCGGATATCCGCAAGATATCCGGCAATCGCTTCCGTCTGCAGATCTCTAGAGTCCTTGATCGCCTTCAATTTTGCAATCTCCTCTTCTAGAGATTCAATCTTGGGAGTTGATACAGCAATGTCTGTGGTGAGCTTAGTCTGTACGCCATGCTTATGGTCATCGGATACCTGCTGATGACAAGTTGGACAGGTATCCAAAAGGACAATCTTGTCCACCTTATCTTGGATGGCACGTAGATCTCGTTTCTCCTGTGCGAGACTTTGATACATATCCTCAAACGCATTTGTGTCAAACTCTTCTAGAGAAGCCACTGCTTGGTCGTAAGAATCCTCCAATGTATCCAACACAGCCTTTTCTTCAGCTAGGCGTTTACGGAGACCATCTTTTTGCTCCTGAAGGGTATGAAGGTACTCTTCCTTCTTTGCCTCCAGCGTATCTATCAGTTTCTTTTGCGCCGTGGATTCCTTCTTGGCAAATTCGATTTTGAGATCTACCGTAGATAGTGCTTCGCGCGTTGCGGTTACTCGGTCCCGCAAGAGTCTTTGCATCTTGCTGAACACCCCAATATCCAGAATGTCCTCGATGATCTCGCGACGTGTCGGTCCGGATTGTTGCATAAAGGGAGTGAATGCGGCAGATCCTAAAATGAGAACTTGAGTGAAGGTCTTGTGGTTGATCTTAAGGATCTGCTTTTCCAGATAACCCTGATAGTCCTTCGCCGCTGCCTCTTGCTTAAGCAGAACACCGTTTTCCCAAATTTCAAACTTCCCGGGTTTCATCCCACGCTTTACCGTGTAGTTCTTTTGGTTAGCGAAGAAATCCACCTCCACCCAACAATCCTTTTGGTTGATCGAATTGATGAGCTGTGGAATGTTGATCTTGCGGAATGGCTTTCCGTAAAGAGCATACGTGATACCATCTAGCCAGATGCTGGATTTTCCGTGCCCATTCTTTCCGTGCACCAAAACCTTACCTTGCTTCAACGGAACTTCTGTTACGACGTTGCCGTAACTCATGAAGTTCTTGACGCGGATTCTTTCAAATTCTATCATCTAATGTTATCGCCTCATTATAGAGCCCCATGATGTATGACTGCAAAGATTCTTTATCCACAGTCGTGTCAATTCCTGTGATGTAATTTGCTATGATACCGGGCGTGTCCTCAACATCCAATTCTTCATCCAAGCCGCCAGAGGAAGTGAAATCCTGTCCCTCTACAATCGTCATGTCGTAGGGAGAAACCAAACGAATACTATCCACAAATCTCTCAAATGCAATTGGATCCTTCTTTTCTTGCACGACCACTTTGATGATCTTACCTGCCAGCTCCGGAATGTTGGCAGTAGATCCGCTCTTGTAGATTATCTTCTCGAACATCACCAAGGGATTACGTACGAAAGTGTTCTTTTTTGTCTTTGTGTCCAGGACATAAAATCCCTTTGGGTCTGCGTAATCGCTCCAGGTGATCTCATATGGGATTCCGGTGTACAGAATGTTTCCCTTGGATGACTTGGTGTGATAGTGTCCGCTGATCACTTGAGCATATCCATCAAAAACGTTTGGTGAGATTCCACCATGAGAATCCACGCCGCGCTGCATTTGGAATCCGGAGATCTCAAAATGCCCCACGCAATACTCGCTACGATCGGCTCTCTGCATAAATTTCATGGAGCTATCCATGTTCTCATCACAAAGCCAGGGGATGATGTCTATGTCCATCCCATCATAGTTTTTCTGCGTTGCAGATGTAATGACATCTATGTGCTTGTACTCGCCGAGGAGTAATTCCGGACTGTTGATCTCGAGAGTATGGCGATATGTGGTATCGTGATTTCCGATCAAAACTTCCATCGTGAAACCGTGTTCCCCCATCTGCTTGAACCAAATATCCTTACACGCATGGAATGCTTTGTAAGAGAGGTTGGTCCTGTTGTCAAACAGATCCCCAAGTTGGATGATGTGGGTGATTTTGTTCTTCTTCATGTACGGGAAGAGTACATCTGTGAAGAACTTGTTGAAATACGTCGAGAAATGCGAACTCCCATTCCTAGCACCGAGGTGCAGGTCGCCAAGAAGAATCATCTTCATTTTGAGGAATCTATGAAGGAATCCAAAGCGCCGGGCTTGATTTTAGGTTTCTTTGGCTTCTTTGGAGGTGGGTTATCGCCAGAGTCGTCTCCGAACGATTTTAGATAGTCGATGTATGAGATTCGGAACTCATCGTCTCCATCATGGCTTTGCATATCGAAGGTGTCAAATCCACCCTTGAGAAAGACCTGACGCTTAATCGCAGATTCCTTCTTCTCATTCTTGATGATGTTAAGGAATGCGTACCAAATGGTGGTTGTGTAGTATGAAAATGGGTTTGTTCCGCGTTCTGGGTCAAATGACAGGACGTGTCTAATGCAGACCTCCACACCCGCACTTTGCATGTCCTTGATGTAGGAATAGTTTCTGAAGTTGTGCTTCATAGCTACTCCTTTGGCGATTGCCAAAAAACACGCTCCGATGTAGTTTGGGATTATTGGTCTCTCTTCTCCCGCTTCTTTAGCGATGCGACACTCTTCTCGATAAGCCTTAAGCGCCTCATAGAATTTTGCGTTGTCGACATAGTGGGATGGATTTTTTGCATCAATGGGATCTGGAAAATGTAAATTTGTCATATGGAAATAATTATTGTCTTAATTAATTGTAACATTTATTCCTGGGATGTCAAGAATTCCGCGAAATCCAAAACGACAGGAAATCCCCAAAATTCCCCTTGTAACCTATTGATTTTAAAGAAGATTTCTTGACGTTTTTGACGAATAGTACCACTACCTTACGTCGTTTTGTGATTTTCAAAGAATGACAGAGAGCCTTGTCATCACTTACTCCGGTGCTATGGAAATATTTCACCTATTTCTTAGTAGATCAAGTGAAAATAAATTTGACAAGGTTTCCGAAGAATGCTACAATACATAAGTGCTTGTGCTTGTGCTGCTACCCTGTGCTGCTAGTGTAAGTACCTACCTTTATTATATCCCCTAGAGTCTCACGAGCCGTAGGCGAGTCTCACGCAGTGAGTTGGTACACCATGCCGGGTATCTGCGTACGAATGAGTTGGTAATCAAAGGATTCCTTGTCGTAGATCACCACACGATCCTGCATGTGTTTGAGAGTGGTGTTTCTGTACGTTTTCCATGAGAGATCATCGCTGATATCAAAGAGCGTGCAATGGGATTTCCCTGATTTCAATCTGAGTCCTCGACCTATACTCTGTCTAACTCTGACGGAGGATTTTGTGGGCATCGCAAAGATGATGTTCTCTATGGACGGGATATTTGTTCCTGTGCTGAAGATGCTTGAGGTAGCAATGATGATGGCATTGGTCTCGGACTCCACAATTCTTCGGATCTCTTCCCGTTCATCGACATCCACACCACCATGCACAAATTTGACGAGTCTTCCGGGCACAGCTTTCTTGAGAAGCTTTTCGTAGATTACAGAGCCGTGCCTTGTGACGAAGCTGAATAGAATCAACGTATTCCCTGTGCAAGCATTCGCGAGGTTGACTATGAAATCCGTGCGTTGCTCATTACCCACTAGATAGTTGATCTCCGCCTTATAGTCCAGACCCTTGAGTTCCTTCTTTACGTGGTCTGGGTACGTCAGCAGGAGCATCTTGATTTTGAGCGGAGAGATCGATCCCTCATCCATCAACGTCTTTGTTGTGATGACTTGGTAGGGTTCCCCGATCAGTCCGATCAACTGTAGCTTGTTGAGCTTAGAGTCATCGAGTGTACCGGTAGTTCCTGTGCGCCACTTTGTGTGGGTGAACCTCCCCATGACATCCAAAACTACGGATGCGCTATAGCGATGGGTCTCGTCAAAACACACAACCTCGGCGCGTTTTACGATGTCGTTGAGAATTCCAGGAGCGGACTTCCCCATGGCATTTAGACTTTGCCACGTGGAGATCATGAGCTTTTTGCTGAATACCTTTTCCTTGCCAGCATAGAGAATCTGGCAATTGCCCTCTACATCCCACCCATTATGCTGGGAATAATCCTCAAAATCACTCAACATTTGCTCCACCAGTTGAGTAGTGGGGACGACGATAATCACATTATGATTTAGGACATCTATATGATACCTAATCTTGTAATATAACATCAAACTCTTACCTGAGGAGGTTGGAGAGATTAATATATTCCTGTATGTGTGGAAGCTTTTTAGAATTGCTTCTTGTTGATAATCTCGAACCTCAATGGATTTTCCGTTGGATGTCACCGGAATGGATTTGATAAACTCGATGATTTTTTGGGGTTGAATATTAGAGTTTGGGTTTAGTTGCGGATCTATGGAAAAATCATATTCTCGATCCTTGCAAAATTCTATTGCGATTTTAAGCAATCCCTTTGGTAGGGTTTTGGATCTGGAGTTAAAGAGTCGGATTTTCCCATCCCATTGTCCGCTTCTGAATTTTGGTTGAAACTTATATCCGTCCGCAAAGAACGTGAAAAATTCAGATATATCTTGCTCTGCTCCAAAATCTGGGCAGATAATCTTCAGATTGGATTCATTATATTGTAAAAATTCTATCATGCTCCAGCCCTAAATTTCATAAATTCAATGATGTTTTTCACGTGGAAACTCCTGGAGCGAATTTCTCCGAGAACAGATTCCAAGAAGTAGATTGTTGTTTTACAAAATGCCTCTCGAGATACCAGAATTTGATAATCCGGATCTGCATCGATTAGATTATCAACGTCGCCTTTGAGAGTTCTGAGATTCCATTGTTGCCATCCCGCCTCTGCTAGTTCTTCTCGCGTCATTTCTCCGCGATAATATTTTGCGCGTTTTGTACGATATGTGATCATATCGTTTTGGAGTTTAGTGATCCTCAGCCTGTAGGTCATTAATTCTCCGAGATACTTGGCGTGTAAATTGGGAGCCAATGCAGCCGCCCTCGCCAAGTCATCTCTGTCTATTTCACAATCCACTTCCCACGCTTTACGCAACTCATCTAATGTCATCAGTCACCTCATATTTTATTCCACATCCTTATTTATGCTGTAATATGTGTATGCAAAAGTGACTGTTCCGACTGCTGGAGTGGCATCTGTAATAGAAGAATCTAAGCGCAATCCACTGAGATTTATGGGGAACATATCCACAAACGTGAATATCTGTTTGATGTTCTGAGAGTTATCCAACAACGTGAGAGTTCCATCCGATACACCCTTAGATGATTCGGAATATAGATTCTTGTTGATTGATGCGCGCATATAGCGTCTGTACATCTCGTGATTTTGTGGGAAGCCCAATCCTGTTATCCAGAAATAGATGGCATTCCAATTCTTGAGATCCTCATCCACAATAAACTGCATTTGCAACTCAGAAAATTCCATAGTATCTCCAGGAACTTTAGATGCAATAAGTGGGTTTCCTACTTGCGACTGTCCGAGAGATAATCCTGGGATTTCTGTTTCCTGAACAAAATACGTCAATTCCGGGAGTTTGTTAATCACAAACTGATATCCCGTTAGATAAAGTGGGTTGATATTTCCTGGATAGGGGCAAGTAGATACTGTCATTTGAGCTTCTCGATCATTTGTTTAATTTGTTTTAGAGAATCATTATCTCGTTTCATGGAATCATCATATAGAGATTTATCCGCATGATATGTGCCCGCTTTCATCGATGCTTCTCGATCCGCGATTGATTTTTCCGTTTGTTTTAGGAGTCTATTGAGACGTTTCAATTCCTTCTCATCCTGGACTGAGAGAGTTCCCGCTTCCTTGCGGGTCCACTGAATCTTTGGTCCGGTGGCTTTTGTGTATTTTTCTACTTTAGTGACGCCCCTGTTATCGCAATAATATGTCAATTGAAAGGTGTTTCCGTACATAGAACCGCCTGTGATGTATTCCTTACCGTCACATTTGCTTAGTAGAAATTTCGCCTGTGCGTCAGATTTGAATAATCCATTATTTGATTTAACAAGAGAGGCAAAGGAAATATCCAACTCTGTGGATTCCATTACTACACTCTCGCTCCAGTCTTTGACAATGGTGTTTGATTTAAATCCAGAGACTGGTATTAGCATATCTTTGAGAATCTTCTCATTGTTGATTTTATCTACCCATTTAGATGCCTCAGCTCGATCCACATTATAATATAATGTCAAGTGGGCAGAAAAGTCTGGGTAGGAATGCTTGAGACCAAAATCCTTTAGATCGGAATGTATTTGTTCCAATTTTGTGGACTTGAGTTTTAGGACAACACACGCCAGATTTTCATCTCGTTCTCCATCTTTGGGTAGAGAATCAAACTTAGCTGCCTCGATTACCTTACAAGCAGTGGATCCTTTTTTGTAGGTATTCTCGAGATATTCCTGAATCTTCTTTGGATCCACATTGCTATTCTTGGAGTATATCAGCGTGATGTGCGGTTCTTTGTTTGGTTTTCCTGTAGCAAAATCCAAATCGTCATTGATTATCTCGGGAATCTCACATCCGATTGAGACGTAATTTCCCTTCCTTGTATCTTGAGACTCCACAAGATAGTCTTTAAATGATTTCATAGAAAGCAAGATATATC